GATTAAAGTTCAGAGCCGGGATGAGATACTTCTTGTCGCCGAGCGGTGTTAAAATTCCGTCTACCATGGTGCTGCCCCCTTGAATCGTAGTGTGTCCCCGAATTAAAATGCCGCGGCAGGCCTACGGGGGAATAGGCTTTTCAGGTGCTACCCTAGCCGCGCAAAGTGAAACGGGTCGGTTCGTGTTGAGCCGACCCGTTAAGTAGTTCACTTGCGCTTACAGATTACTCGTCGAAGCTAAGAACACCGATCTGGTTCGCTGCGTTCGCGAAAACTGCGAAGTCAAACTCAGGAATAACATAATCTTCGAGCTTAGTTGCGAAAGTCATTTTCGAGCTCGTGCAGTTAGGGAAGCTGAAAGAAACGTTTTTGCCAGCGTAAGAAGTAGAGAATACCGCCTGGAAATAAGGAGTAGTACCCAACAGCTGGTTGTTCAGGGTGATAGTTTTGCCGGTTGCTTTGGTGTACTGGTAGTTTAATCGAACCGCGACAGATGCGTCAGCTGCCGCGAAAGTATAAGTACCAGTTGCGTCATCACAAGAATACATGCCAGTCGTAGGTGCCGAAGCAACTTTAACCATCCATAATCCTGTTTCAGCGTTCTGAACACCAAGGTCCATGATGAAAGTAGCTGCGTTAGCTGCAACAACTTCGAAAGTCGTCAGAGCAGGAACAGAAGCATTTTCGTCGATAGCGGAAACTGTAGCACCAGTCGTCATAGTCTGACCGAAGAAGATGCTGTTGAAAGTTGCGCCGTTGACAGTAGCAGCTTTTGCTTTGCAAGATACTTTACCAGTACCACGAGCAATCGCCAAGGAAAATTGTGATCCACCATGCAATTCTTTAACGTTGAACGAAAAGTCAACGGAAACGTCTTGCAATGCGCCGAAGCGAACTGGAGTAGCATTTGCTCCTGCCGGTACGCCGTAAAGTACTCCTGCTCCGAAACTGTACATAGTGTTTATCTCCTTGGATGTTTATTATGCGGATTTCTTCGAATTTTTGGTTAAAACTACTACTTCTGGAGCGATTTCTACAACTTCAACGACTTCCGGCGCAGCTACAACTTCAGCTTCGAGTCGTTTAATCAAATCTTGTTTAGCTGCATATGCGATGTTGAAAAAGTCCGTGGTTACAGAAGAGCGTCCGTGAAAATGCTCGACGAACCATGTATTTACTTTATCACTAACTGCGCTCATGTTCTCTCCTGGGCGGTTAAACTCTTTCCGAATTTAACCTAGACGGTTAGAATGCTGATCGGAATAACTGCTACTTCTTGAGTTCCGAGTAAGCCTTCGTAAGTCTCGATCTGGCCAGAGATCCAGGCGTGTGAAATGCCGTCAATCCCGAGCGTTTGAACTGTACTGCCGCCCGTAGGCTGTAATGCGCGATCAATTACATCTAAGATCGGATTCAGAAGAGTCGTTGGCGGTATGTTTTTGTCTGCGCTTGTGACGTAGATATGAAACTTTACCGTTAACTCCGTCTTCTGCGGAAGACCTTTTTGCTGAGTGATTATCTCGCCGGTTTGAGTCTGGAATAATGCGGGCTGCTCTATTGCAGGCGTGTCGTTCCAGTGCTTCAGTATCCTCGAGCTCGTCTTCACTCCCGTTAGACGGGAGATTGTAAGGAAAAGCGAAGAATATATTTGTTCTCGGTCTGCAGACATAGCTTCCCCGTTATAATGACATTAACTTGACTAAGCCCTGCTGAATCTCTGGGTCCATATCCTGAAGTGCCGTCCGCATAAACGACCTCTCCGGGAAGTTGAGTTTCATCTGGTGTGCTTGAACCATTACAAACTTCGGATTTATCGGCTTCCCGAAAGCTTGTGTTTGCATACGCGAATGGCGTTTAACTTGGACATTTCCGTTTGCACCGTATTCATGTTTCGCTCCATACGGGACATATTTATTTGTAAAGAAGACTTCGCCGTGCATGACGTTTTCATTTTCGAAAATATATCTCTTCTGGATCGAGTTTTTCAATCTTCCTGACCGTACCTTCAGAACCTGGCCAGAGAGTTTATCATTCTTGACTACTTGCTGAAGTCTAGTCGTCAAGTCTTTAATCAGAGTAAAAAAGCCCTTGGTCTTCTCATCCTGAATCCGGTTAATGATCCGGATGGCGTTATCGCGATCGACGATTTGACCATTCAGTGTTATCATACTGGAGCGACCTTCTGATACGACCGAAGAACTGATTTTAGCTCATCCGATAAGTCCGATGCTTCGAATACAACTACTTCGCCGGCTAAAACTTTCGTTTTCTGCCCGATACGCTCGCGTTCGCGATACTTTTTACCTACGAGTTCGGTAGTCGCTTGAGCAACTTCATTCGGGATCACAGCAAATCCGGACGTGTACTTTAACTCGACGTTTAGGGTACCTTCTGGGAATCTAGCGCCGAGCATCAAAACTAACTTACTCGTCGTAAATTTATATCCTGGTGACTGGCTATTAATCGCTTCCGGAATAACGCGGTCATTGACCTTCAGCTCAGTCACCGAAACGACCGGCGTGTTCGCAAAAATGATACCAGGCGCAAAGTTGCCGGAGCGTAGTTCCGAGTATTCTTTCTCGCCGAAGTCTCGATTTAACCAAGATTGTATGAATCCAGACGCAGAATCACACAAAACTTCAAGAAGATCATCATCGTCTTCCGAAGCGATATTTATCCATCTTTTTACTTGTGGGAGTTCTACGAGTCTGGTAGCCATTATTTCTTGCCTCCGAGTTTCTTCATAACCGTCTTGATCGGCGCGAGAATTTTCGCTGGCTCCGGAGCTGGAGCGGTGATGATCGAAAGTTCAGGGAATTTGGTAACTCCATGCAACTCTTTCAAAATTTCGACGATTTCTACTGGGACTGCAATCTCGCCGTCCAGAACTTGGTAATTAACCCCGTTGTGCGAAACGCTGCACAGGTGGCCCGGAACTTTGATGGTCTGAAGCTGGATATCGCTTTGCGTTGACATATACTACCCCCGTAGCATGATTTAGCTATCTAATATAGCGTTTTAAACAAACCCGGCCCCGTTTAAGGGGCCGGGAGTTTGTGTCCGAATTTACCGCGTGTGCGGCGTATTTCTTAGTGACCAGCTGCGATGCAGTTAATTACTGCGAATGCAGGTGGGAAGTAGCACTTCAGAACGCCGTCGAAGTAAGTGCCATACTCATACTTACGGGTACGGAGAGGCCATTCCATTGAGTAGTAGTCACGACGAAGTTCTTTTTCTACCAGTGAACCAACATCATTCAGCGGGTAAGGAACGTTGTCGCTCCAAAGAAGCATCGTACCGGCAGGCATGTTAGGATGTACCTGAAGCTGTACGTAAGTCTGTGTGAAAGGGTTCACGATCGAACCAACAGTCGCACCAGCCATGATACCGATTTTGCCGGACAGAGCGTCAGAGTTGTATCGGATCAGCGGAGCGCCGCCGTTAGCAACAACTAAAGCTTGGATGTCGATGAGCTGCTGTGAAGACATGAAGATCATGTCAGGACCAAGACGTGATTTGTCGTACATTTCACGGAAAGCATCGTTCAATTCGGCAATTCCACCAGCTCCGTCAGAAGTCAACTTAGCGTTCAGCGATTTAACATAAGCACCGGAAGTTGATTTGTTGACCTGAGTAAGGATACCGTCATAAACCATGTCATCAGCTGAGTTGTCAGTAGCGGCAAGAGCTGAGAAAGGCTGATTAGCAGTAGCGAAAACCGCGGAAGTGATGGTCAGTACAGAAGTAGTAGTTACTGCGCTCAGGAACATACCAGCGGCAGAAGTATCACCAACATACCAAGCGTAAGCAACTGCACCGTCAACTGGAGTTACAGAAGCAGAGATTGCATGAGTTGCAGCAGCATCAGTAGCAGTAACGATCGTTGCGATCGCTGAAGGCTGCGCAGAACCAGCATTAACGGAATCAGAAGTACCGTCAACGTTTGTACGAACTGAAGACTGAACCAGCGGCTTAAGAGAGAAAACCTGACCAGTTGTACCATTGTTGATACCGGAGAACTGAGCAAGACCAGCAGGAGTAAGAGCAACCGCAGCTACTTTAACAGTAGTCGTCTGGTTGATAGCTCCACCGATAGAAGAATCGGAAAGTACTGGAGTAGGAGTAACGCCAAGAGCAGAAACACCGTTACCACCGAGGTCAAGCAATTCTTCGCCAATCATCAGGGACCAAAGAAGCTGCAGAGTAGCTTCAGATTTCAGGTCCATGAAGTTTTTAGAAGCAAGGTCAGCCTTGAAAGTTACGAAAGACTCAAGACCACATTCTACGTAAGAAGCGAAGTAACGTGCAGTAGCGTAAGTTAATGCGCCGCCACGTTGTGCTTCTTTAACGCCGATAGACTGGTTAGTGGTGTTGATGCCGGTAATTACCTGCCAGTTAGCTTGTGTACCGAAACCAGAAACAACACGCTTGATTTTGTTACGAAGCGGGGTGATTACTGGGATCAGGTGTTTTGCAGGGATTTCGAGGTTGTAAGCAACCAGACCTTGTGTAGCACCGGCTGGCTGTGTGAAGCCAGAGGTACGAGCAATGTCTTCGCTCGGTGTCGAAAGAGCTACGCGAGCTAATTCGATTGATTCGTCGGTGATGTTTCTAGCCATGGTTGATTCTCCTTGTCAGATAGTGTACTTCAGAATTTAATATCTAGGCCCGATGTTCAGCGGGGCAGCGAATGCAGCTCTTGTAAGCAAAAGCGCTTTTTCATGATCGGTTGCGTTGCGAAATTGCTCAGTTTCTTCTACACGAGTTACCGCAGTTTCGCTGACAGTGTCATTCTCTTTCCCGATAACACGCAAGATACCTTTAGGTGCCTCAGGCTCAGCTTCGAGAGCTGCGATTCGTGCGACCAGGTCGCTATTTACACCCGCCAGGCGTGTAATTTCATCCTGTGCAACGTGTAGATCTGATGACATACGCGTAATATCTGATTCAGAAGACATATTGCACTCTTCTTCGTTGTCATCTTCGTCTTCTGCACCGAGCTCACGAGCGATTTCCATGATGCGCTTGATACGGTCTTTGTCGTCACTGGCGTAGCGTTTTGCTTGCCGGGTGACTTCAGGAACTGCGGAGAGCTCTACAGGCTCTTCTGGAGCTGAATTGTCTTCCATAATTTCGGATGCGATGAACGATTTAAGCTTCTCGATGACGATTTTTAGATCGGCAACTTGACCGGAATCTTCGCCTTTTACTTCGTTTTGCTCGAAAAGTAACAGCGTTTGGACGCATTCTAGAGCACTAATCGCCATTTTTGCATCGTAAACTTCTTCGCCAGCGTAGCGTTTGATCTCCGGTTCAGCGGAAAGTTCAACAACTTCTTCAACAACTTCAGTCTCAACGACTTCCGTGCGTTCTTCTACGACTTCTTGTGCTACTGTCGTATCAACGACTTCGACGATTTCAGGAGCATCTACGCGCTCTTGAACGACTTCCGTCTCGGCGACGTTCGTCTCAACAACTTCAGCTACTTCTTGAGTAGCTACTTCGGCGGTTTCTTCCATTTCTTCGTCTCCCCCGTAGATTCGGAATTCTTCGAAAGGACAACCGCCATTTGATGGCCGGTCGACAAGCGAGAACTCAGTAATTTCTTTCAAAAAGATACGGTTTCCGTCCTGGTAGTCTTTTTTACCACCGATACTGAAACCTTTGTAAACACCAGTCTTTACTTTATTCCAGGCGACATCATCAACGACTTTTACGCCTAATTGAACGCCTTTATCGTCGATGGTAATCTCATCTGCCGTCCCGACAGCCGAAGATTGATGCATTTCTCTGACGTTACGCCATTGCATGTAGTCCGGGAGAGCTTTACGCACGGAATCGAGATCGATAATCGTCCCGTAGGAGTCAACCACGTCTTCACGAGTTCCATAACCATACACCATTCTTTCTTCTTCATCAACTCGAAGAATAGGCACATACATTTGTGGAGCAGCTTTTTTAGCCATGGACAATATCCTTCGTTCGAAATGATGCTCTTCGTAAGGAAAAGCTAGCGTTGGTCGTCATTCTCTATCTCTGGGGTTGCGTTGGAGCTCTTTACGGCCGGTTTCGTTGCCGTCCCGGAGTTGCCTGTAACACCATTTTCGACCGGCTTCCCAGGTGCTGCGCCGGCGTATCCGATCTTCTTACGAACTTCGTCAATCGAAATAACGCCTTCCTGAAGATAAATCTGATCAACTTTAGCGCGTATTTCAGGATCGACGTTCGACTCATCCGGCCATGCGAATTCAATATCTGTGTAGCCGAACGTACGGAAGATTAACGTGTTAATCAATGACTTAATCCAGAGTTTAGTCGGTACATCGCCATCCATTTCCGACTGAACTTGAGCATTCTCCGCAACTGCGCGGTTAACTGTCCGGATGAATGCGGTGTTAGGTACGCTGAAAGCATAGCATACGATTCGGGCCAACCATTCATCATACTCGTCTTTCATCGCGTGTTCTTTAGTATTATGCGGCGTCACGCCTGACGGGACGAATTTTGCTTTACGTCTCGAAGCGGTCGTGTTGATCAGATACTCCCAGTACTCTTGAAATTCTTTAACTTGCGGAGTCTGCCATTCTGGCGGACAAGAGAAGATCAAGTCAGGAGTATTTCCTTCAGTATAATACTGCAATTGGTTAATTTGACGGCGCAGTGCGATGTTAACAGTCATCATGATCTGTTCGACTGGTGAATATCCGTACAATTTCTGTGGTCGAATGTTACGTGGCTTATAAACTAATTCTTGAGCCGAATAGTCAGTCGCCGGTACACCTTTCAAAATCTGCTGGTAAGCTGGAGCTGGTGCCATAGGAGTACGACCAGTTCCGTCGATAACGCGTTTGATGGTTGCGCCGTCAATAACATCTAACGAGTACGGTTTACCACCTTTAGTTCTGCGTAGATAGATCGTCGGAGCATCAATTACGAGCATATCTTCGAGGACCATACGCAACCAGTCCTGCCAATCATGTTCTTTATCCGGAAACATGAAGAAATCATGTACTTCTTTAACACGGGCGTCTGCTTCTTTCTTCTCGTCCTTGTAACGGATCTCCCAAGGCACTCGGCAAAGCTTATCTTTCTTAGTCTCGATAACCGCACGGAGTAAATCGTAGCCGTCGGCAAGATCACGCATTTGCTGAAATGAAACCGGCTCTTCGCCACGTGGTTGAATTCGTAAGTTGAATCCTACCGGATAATCGAACGCACGGCCTTTAACGCCTTGCGCAACTGCCTTTTCTTCAGGTACGATAGGCGGGATTGGGTTTTGAGGACTGAACCAGATGTCAGAAACGTTGTTGATAGTAGACTGAACTGTCTTAAGCGCTTTCGCCATAAACGACATGTCCGTCATTTTGCCTTCTAATTCTTTGGCCATTATCGTTTCCCCGTTTTAGTTGGTTTGACTTGCGCGTAGAAGAAGGAATCTGCTAGTTCGCGGCATAGAATAGGTTGGTGAAAGTTAAAGCCGCTCTTCTTTAGCTTCTTCGTCACATAGATATCCAAGGTTTCTTGGGTCTTGTACCGAGCTAAAGTCTTCTTCGTAAAGCGATAAAAAAGAGATGGCGGCATTTTCGAGATCTCTGCTGCCAGGTCTAAGTCTTCACACTCATCAACTGCTATAATCTCGCTAGTCATGGTATCCCCCGATACATGGTTAGTTGTGCGTTCTTAGTAAGGAGAAGCGATCTAGCTTTGCCCCAGAAGCGTCAGCGGCGCTTATTTTCGGCTTCCGCTTCCATCTCAGCCTTCAGTTCTGCGTAATAATTCAGCAGTCCAGTCTGGCCTTTCCTAGAGATTGGTTCGAGCGCATAGCGTAATGCGTCCATGCAGTGGTTGTTAGCGTCAACAACATCTGGCAAGATATCACCTGTGAGCCTATCCGTTTTAAAGGTATATAGTCTACTCTCTTCTTCCGTATGGACGCATCTAGGGTGAATCACGATCATCTCGAAAGAGCGTATGAAGGCTATGCCATCCTCAACAGAACCGGGTCCTTTCTTACATGCGATCATCCTACCATATCCGTGACGCTGTAGATACGAAATAGACTCTGGACGCGCATTATCGGCTCGGATTACATAATCTCGAGCACCGGGAACCTCGTCGAATAGCTCAGGAGTATTATCCAATTCGACATGAACCCCGTATGCTTCATACTCGATATACAAAGTTCGCACATCTTTCGATGTCCAGCACTTAATAAGTGTCGTTGGGTCCACTGAGAAGCCCCAGTCGACGCCGAGGTATGGTCCATGCCAGTCGGGCGACGGGCTAAATGCTTTCGACACGCACTTGCCTTTGAGTATCTGCGCTTCTGATACTTCAGCGAAGTCACCTTCATATACGTGTCGATATTTATCATAGTCACTCGCCTTCATCTGCTCCATATCGCGTCGAAGTTCAATAGGGAACCAAGGATTGTCTCTCCAGTTCACTTTGTAGATCTGCGCGTAAAGAACAGGTTCACCAGTTACTTCATCAGGTACGAAATCAGGAGGCGGATTAACAATATACCGTAAGGACGTAGGGTCCGAGCGTAAACGTGGGTTAAATGTTACCCAAATCTCGGATCCAGGTTTACGTACGGTAGGTATAAGTGTGTACCACGAATGCTCAGAAACAGTCTCTGCTTCTTCGACCCAGACTATATCGGCACCTTCTAATGACTTAATATTCGAAACGTTGTTATGGAGACCAGCGAAAATGAACTCAGTTCCATTCGGGCCGTAAATAAGATGCTGCTGGATAGTATAAAAGTCTTGAAGACCTAAGTCCTCTATCTGTTGGGATAACAATTTATGAACCGATTCGCGAATCGAAGTTTGATATTCACGAGCACAAACTACACGGAGCTGGCTCTTAGTCCCGAGTAATAACAAGGCTCTAGCAAATCCCCAAGACTTGGCAGATCCACGACCACCGTACGCAACCTTGTAGCGCGACCTCTTAAATAAGAAATTCAGAATCTTTGGAAATTGAATTTGCAAGTTAGTCTCCAGGAGCCTAAACGTACCGTTTTAAATCCTTCGTAACGTAGGTTTACGCATAGGCACTTCAGCTAAAGTTATACTATATTTCGTTTCAAGAAACATCTTCGCGACGACATGGTCTAACACGGCTTTAGGTACTCGAATAATACCCGAAGCGACGGTCATCCACAGATCACCGCCGTCTTCTAGATTATTGCTACCATTAACTGACCATACTTCGCGTATATGCACTTTTTTACTCCACGTCTCGAGTCGGTGCGTCGACAAATGTGATTTCGAAAGCTTTAGAAGGTTCACCGTCTTTACCGCCTTCGACAAATCTAGCCGAGATCTGTTTTTGAGTTGGATTAACTGTCTGTCCCATATGAACTTCAAGGAAATGTTTATGCGCCGCCCAGTTCTC